TAATTAGCTGAACTCGCCAGCGTGTCGGAATCTTGCGAACAAAAGGAGGAAATTATGCCAAAAGTAAGTTATACATCAGCAAAAGGTCTTTATCAAGAGACAGGTTCAGGTGTTGAATTGAATGGAAGTATCTTGCAAGGTGGGCTTCGTAAAGTTCGCTCTGTTGTCACTGCAGATTCAGCAGGTGGGATTACGCTGGGTACGGGAGATAGCGGAGTTATTATTTCTATTGTCACCTCAGTTGGCGCAGTCGCCATTACACTGCCAACCGCAACGACATCCGGTGCTGGATGGTACTGTGATATCTGTTATGCCGCGGCTACTCCGGGCGGAAATGTTACACTAACAGGTGGGACATTCAAGGTAGTTGAAGTAGATGGCGGTGCTGCATCAGAGACTCCTACTTCGGGAACAACTCTTACATGTGCAACAGCTTCGTCAGTTGCTGGTGATCGCGCTCGTATTTGGTGCGATGGAACATTATATTACGTCATGGCAGCATCAAGCGCCGGCGGAATATTTGCATCAGCTTAATAAGGAGGAAATTATGCCAAAAGTAAAATATACCTCAGCAAAAGGTCTTTATCAAGTTGGTGGCTCAGGTGTTGAATTAACTGGAAACATCTTGCAGGGTGACGTTGCAAAAGTTTACTCGCATACAGCAGCATCAGGAAATTTGACTTTGACTACAGCAGATAGCGGTTGTTTTATTACAGTTGCAGGAAACGCGTCAGGGATCAAGATTTTATTGCCTTTAGCAAGTGCAGCCCCAGGTTTTCACTGTACAATAATGCTTACTGCTAATCCTGCTAATGATTTAGATGTTGAAGAAACAACAGCAACAAACAATTTTATTACAATTAATATTGTTGGTGGAGCTGTTTCAGATGGTTTAACAGGAAATCAGACGCTTAGGTTTGATCGTTCTGTTCCCAATGTTGCGGGTGACATGGCTACAATTTACAGTGATGGAACGCAATACATTGTAAATTCACAGTCTACAAATGCAAGTGCTATTCTAGCTGTGTAATAAGCAATTAATAATTTAAAGACACCTGCGGGTGTCTTTTTTATTTACAGAGTGATTCCATAGGTAATAATTACATAATGAAATGGCTAGTAAAGTAAGCACATCGTTCTGGTACAAAGAACAGTCTGTAACAAAAAGAGTGATTAAAAAAGGAGACGCAATGTCAGGACAAAATAATCAAGAGCAACAGATGCAGCAACCTGCAAAACAACAAGATGATTTTATAGATTTAGATGATCTAGATTTTGTTGATCATTATGGTGAAGCGACAGTAGATGATAAAGCAGAACTTTTACCAGAAAATACTGCACAAACTGCAATTAACTGTGCTTTTGTTGGAATCGGAGGAGGTGGTGGCAAGATTGCAAAGGCTTTTCTTGATTTAGGTTTTAATCGTACAGTTTTAATTAATACTACATACAAGGATCAACCTGCCGGAACAAGTCCACAACATTTTTTACTTTTAGATGGCGCTGATGGTGTAGGAAAAGATATCAAAGCAGGTCAACAAGTGCTGTCTGATAATTCAACTTTTGTGGAAGATACACTTAGAGCACGCTTAGGTAAAGTTGACTGGTTGTTTGTATGTGCATCTGGCGGGGGTGGAACAGGAAGTTCAGCTGTGACGCTTCATGAAGCATTTCAACGATACTTAGACTCTGTTCAAGCACAAGGAAATGTTGTCTATATTGTAAGTGAGCCAACATCACAAGAAAAACTTAACCCTACCATAAAAGTAAATTATACACACCTTGTCAATAATGTACGAAGTCATGTACATACAATAATTGATAACGAGCGGCAACTTCAATTATTGCGAGGTAAAGTAGGAATGTTAGGTATGTATCCGTCAGCTAATACTAACTTTGCTAAAATGTTAGCACAGGTATTTAAGCTAGCATCTGAAAGCTCACCAATTCAATCATTTGATACTCAAGACTTAGAAAAATGTCTTAAAGCTAAAGGGCGATTATTTCTAGGGACATGTGCAGTAAAAGATTTCAAGGATGATAAGTTAGGGCTCAAAATATTTAAAGGATGCTCAGAGAGATCTCCTTGCCCACCACCCGTAGGGAGACTAAAGATTGGATGTCTGCTCTTAATTGTAAGCACTGCTACTGCTAGTGACCCTGTTGCTTCAAATCAAATTGAATCTGCAATTTCTTATGTCGGTGGAAGATCCGATACTTTATTTTCTGGAGTCTATGTAAGAGATAGCGTTCCCGGTGTGGTTGCCATTTGTGTACTAGGCGGAATGTAAGTTTTGATTTGATATTCTTTTAGATACTTGAATTTTAAGCTAATAATTATTTTATTAAGCTTGTTTTTGTCTTACGTCGATGTTGTACCTATTTAATATAAGAGTATGGAGGCGTAAGTGGCAACATTTGCAAATACAACGAATCCTACACCTTACGGTGTATTTGATGATGATACACAGTTTCAGTCAGATGCTGATAAAGTAGTAACTTTTGTTAAGCGAAAGATGGGTGATGACATCTTATCTGTAGAGCTTACAAAGAAACAAATTTGGGGAAATTTTGAGGAATCTCTTTTTGAGTATGGATCAATTTTAAATCAGTACCAAGCAAAGTCACAAATGGTAAATTTTATGGGGTACGCTACAGGAAGCATACTTTCAGGATCCGAACAAAAGCTACCAAGAGAAAATCTAGATTTTATGACTCGTGCGGCTGAACCGTATGCTATGGAAGCTGGTTTTGGAGGTTCTTATAATACGTTAACAGGTTCGATTACAATGGAAAGCGCTCGTCAAGATTATGACATCTACACAGAACTAAAAAATGAATCAGGTAATGTTATTTTTGATCAACAGACAAGAAAAGGTAAGTTGAAAATTGTTGAGGTTTATCATTATAGTCCTACAGCAGCATACAGATTTTTTGATACTACAAGCGCAATTAATTATTTAAATAATGAATTCAGCTTTGAATCATTTACTCCTGAAACGATCTTTTACGTTCTGCCTGTTTTTGAAGACATATTGAGAGCAGGCCAATTAGATCTTTCTAATAGAGTGAGAAGGTCAAACTATTCTTATGAAGTTGTAGGGACAAAAATTAGAATATACCCAATGCCAACAGGAACACCTGTACATCCTAAAAAATTATGGATAAGAGTGCGATATTTTTCCGATCCACTTGCTCCTGCCTATCAAGATGATACTATTTATGGTGTGTCAAATTTAAGCAATATTCCATTTGGTAATCTTATTTATAGTAGAATCAATTCTATTGGTAAGCAGTGGATAAGGCAGTATGTTTTAGCTTTAAGCAGAGAAACTCTGGGATTAGTGCGTTCAAAATTTTCTTCGGTACCTATTCCGGGATCAGAGCTTACTTTGAATGGAACATCGTTGATAACAGATGGAAGATCTGATCAGGAATCACTAAAAACAGCATTAAAAGAAATGCTAGATACACTAACTTATGACAAGTTGTTAGAAACTCAGTCTACTAGAGCTGAGATGTTAAATAAACAGTTAAAGTACGTTCCAATACCAAAAGCAATTTTTATGGGGTAATAAAACATGTCTAGACTTTTCATAACACCGAGAGAAATTAATTTTATTAATGATATAGGAAAAGAGATAATCAAAGATGTCATAGGACAAAAGATTTATCTTTTTCCAATTTCTGAAGTAAAAACAAAAATTCATGATGTCTACGAAGAAGCTATAGATAAAATATTTGAAAATCCAATTCAACTTGATTGTGCAGTTAACTGGCAACCAGAAGAAATAACCACGACACGTTTTGGAAGTGAAGAATATTGGACTATAGAAGTGTATGTGCAGTATCGTGATATCTTAGATAAAGGCATACAGATTAATGAAGGAGATTTTTTCTCCTATGGTGAGATATTCTTTGAAATTATTAAAGTACCTGTATCAAGTACAATTTATGGAGAAATTGAACATAGCGGGTATTTAACACTGACAGGTAAGCAATCACGTAAAGGACAATTTCTTAGTAAAATATTTGGCCCAACTGATGAAGCCTATTCAGATCCGGATGCGGTTCAAGAAACATTTGTACAACAAAGAGGGTTCAGACAGAACAAAGAGGGCATCACAGGTGATGTTAGATCATTACAAAAAGATGGTGTATTGACAAAACCAATTACCGGACCAGCAGAAGTAACAAAAAAAGGTGCGGGTAAAGCTGGTTCTGCATTCTATGATGAGAGTTAAAGATGTCTATTGTACCACCATTTCCACGTAGGGGAGGCTCTGGCGCATCGTTAGGCTCATCTAATAATAATCCTGTGAGCGTGGAAAAAACTGACAATGATGTTCCCACAGGACAACAATCTGTGCAATTTGGTCGTGATGGAAAAAATGTTCCTAATGATTTTCACATGCCTGCTTTTGGTATTGAAGATATTGATCGTGCTGTATTTACTTTATTTGATAAGGACATCGCGTTACAGGTAACCTACCAGGGCAATACAACTAAAGTCCCGGTTATATTTGCCTCCGGTGAACGATTTGCTTTAACTAGGCGGGACAGTCCTATTCGAGATAGTAACAATGCGCTTATCTTACCTGTTGTGTCTATCTTAAGAGAGAATATTGATTTCTCGCCTAATCAGGGTGGTTACAGTACAGCAATTGCTTATAGAAATCAAACAGAATACTATGTAAAAAAAAGGTTAGCAGAGAGCGATAGAGATTATCAAAACATAATTAACAAAATGCATCTTAAAAATCAAGATAATGTTGCAACAACAGGGCACTTTATTGACACTTCTGACATTAGTCCGGGTGCTATTGCTCGTGCAGATACAATTGCTTCTAGGCGAAATAGAGGTAATCTAAGTTTTTTAGACAGAGCAGGTAAAGTTGGAATTGAATCTAATTTAGGTAATAATATTTTTGAAATTATCCAGATGGTTTATCCTACATTTGTTACTATTACTTATAATGTTACTTTTTGGGTCCAGTATATTCAGCAAGCAAATCAAGTGATGGAGATGTTACTTGCAAGCTTAGATCAAAAAAACCAAATAGGATTAACAACTGCAAAGGGCTATGAACTTGTAATATTTTTTGATGAGACATTTTCTCAACATAATAATTTTGACGATTTTTCTGATACTGAAAGGATCATTAAGTATAGCTTTAATGTTAACGTGCCGGGCTATATTGTTGCAAACCAACCCGAAGGTGAATCTTCACCTTTTAAATCTTTTTATTCTGCACCGCAAATTGATTTTGGTTACTATGACACTCATGATCAAGTAATCAAACGTGAAGGGCAAGAGTACTCTAAGAAAAATAATGATAGATTTATTTTAAATGAAGTAAGTAGCGAAGCTGATATTGATCCACACTACTTAGAAAGAGGTCAGTCGAGTGAAGAGGTTGCATACTTTGTTGAAGATCCATTTTCTGGCACATCAAAATTAAAGTATGGTAGAGTTAAATTACGAAACCAAAGAGCAGGTGAAACTGTTGTTGGGCCAGCCATAGTAAAGAAGATTGATAATCAATCTGAATAAGATAATTAGCTTTGTGATTGATAGTTATATCTGATGGAATGAAAAGGAGTTGTTTGATGGCCGAACAGACATTTAAATCTCCCGGTTTTTTCGAAAGAGAGATAGATTTAACTCAACGAGAGAGACAGATTACGGGTGTGCCAGCAGGAATTGCAGGAACTGCAGAAGTGGGTCCAGCATTTGTACCGGTAACTGTGGGTTCAATGATCGATTTTACGCGAAGATTTGGTGAACTTAATTCAGAAAATTTTGCTCCGTATGCTGTGAATGAGTTTTTAAAGAATAGAACGGCAGTAACTTTTGTGAGAGTATTAGGTGCTGGGGCTAATGCATCTGTATCAGAGATTTCAGTGACACGAACACAAGGTACAGTTACTAATGCTGGTTTCATTATAGAAGGTACTCAGCCGGCATCTACGAATGATAATCGTTATAAAGGCGCAGTCCAGTTTATTGTTGCAACGCATGAAGTGCCTACAGATTATGAAGTAGCAGGTTACCCTATATTTACTGATAATAGATCTTACGGTTTAACTTCAGGGGGAGATGTACATCTTGTCCGCGGTATGATTTTTACTGCATCTGGTTCACGAATGCAGTTATTGCATGCTACATCATCTTATCCTAGCACGCCTACGGGTGTATTACCACCGGATGTAGCATTTATTTCGAGCTATGACAATACTTCCACTGAAGGGACTTTTAAATTAGTTGTTTCATCTGCTATGGGTTCTACATTTGCTGCAGATGAGGGAAATCCCGGGATTAAAATTTATACAGCTTCTTTAGATCCTTCTAGTAAGTTTTATATTAATAAAATTTTAAATACAAATCCTGATAGGTTTTCTGCTGAGCAACACTTGCTTTATGGTAATTTTGCTGTAGAAAGTGAAATTGCAAAAGTAAAGAAAAGTGGAACAAATCCTTATGTTGGGTTAGTTTCAGGATCGGCAAATACAAGCACAACGTCAGGTGATACGAGTCAGACATTTTTAAATGCATTTGGAAGATTTGATACACGTTACGATGTAGCAAAAACTACACCTTTTATTTCCCAGCCTTATGGTGCTACTGAATACGATCTTTTTCACTTTGAAACAATCTCAGATGGATCAATAGTTAATAGTAAATATAAAATTTCTATAAGAAATGTAAAAAAATCTACAAATCCTAATAGCGCATTTGGAACATTTACAGTTGAAATAAGAGACTTTAATGACACAGATGTAGATCCTAAAGTTTTAGAATCTTATCCACAGTGCAATCTAAATCCTTCTGATGAAGATTTTGTGGGTAAAAGAGTAGGTGATTATAAAGTCTTTTATAATTTTGATGCAGAAATGGAATCAGAGCGCAGACTCGTTGTTGAAGGTTCACATCCTAACAAATCCAGTTATGTGAGAATTGTATCTTCGGATGCACTTAAAAATGGTGACATTCCAAAAGATGCGTTACCTTTTGGATTTAGGGGACTACCTGTATTAAAAACGAATGATACTTTAACTGATGACAATGTTACTGTGTTAGCAGGACTAGGAGCAGTTGGTAATAATCGCTTAAATACTGTAACCGGATCCTGGTCGGGTGGGCCCAATATTGTTGCACGATTGACCGGGTCTATTCTCCCACCCGTACCTTTTAGATTTAAGGCAACAAGGGGTGCTGTTAAGCAATCATCATCACCTGCTTTTATAGGTGAACCCGGTAGTGTAGAATTAGCAGATTCTAGGCTCTACTGGGGTGTAAAATTTGAACGTTTACCGTTGACTGCATCAGTAACGAACGCTGTTTTAAAATCAAATGCCTCTTCTACACCTAACCCTCTTTTAAAAGCATATTCTAAATTTTTAGGAATTAGAAAATTAGATTTATTAGTTACAGGTTCGGGTGCAGATGCTTTTAATGATAACAAATTTACATTAGCTAGGGTTGCATTATTTAATAATGTTGACCCTGGGCAAACATTACAAGCTGCAATTGAAGCGAAAATTACAGGATCTGCAGCTTCACATATTAAAGAAGCAGCTTATTTACGTGACAAAGATCCTAATTTAGGAAACTATACTGTATTAGACGGCACTAGTAATCGCCTAACGTTGGCATCGCTATATGCACACCCTACCTCGCATGTTTATTTCAATAGATTTGTTGATTATAATAAATTTACCAACATGACATACGGCGGATTTGATGGTAATAATATTCTTGATAAAGATATGCGCTTAATGAATGATAGAGCAGCCTCTTCGGATACGGGTGGAAAGGCAGCATCCGGAGCCGATCAAAGAATCAATCTTTCATCAAATTACTCTCCGGGGACGGGTAAAACGAATAATACAGTTGCAGCTTATAGAACTGCAGGAAGAATTTTAACTGATCCCATGGCATCGCGTGTCAATATTGTAGCAATCCCAGGTCAACGTGATTCATTTATAACAGATTATGTTGCAGATCTTACTCGTGATTATAGCCAAGCATTTTATGTGATGGATATTGCTGAATATGATAGTGACACAAGTAGATTATTTGATGATAGCACCAAGACTCCGGATGTGCGTACTACCGCTGAACAATTTTCTGCACGCAATATCGACAATAATTATGCAGCAGCTTATTTTCCTGATGTAAGAATTACTGATGACATTAATGGCAAAGCTGTAGGGGTTCCTGCTTCTGTCGTTGTTGTTGGTGCCTTAGGTTATAACGACTCTGTAGCTTATCCTTGGTTTGCACCGGCTGGATTTAATAGGGGCGCATTAGAAAGTGTAATTAATACTGATGTGAGATTGACTACGGCAAATCGTGATGAGCTTTATGAGAATAGAATTAATCCTATAGCAAATTTTCCAAACGGTGGTTTTGTAATCTTTGGACAAAAAACATTGCAACAAGCACAGACTGCATTGGATCGAGTAAATGTGCGAAGAATGCTCATTGAAGTTAAACGCTTAGTGTCAGAAGTTGCAAATAAAATTGTATTTGATCAAAATACACCAAGCACCCGATCTAGATTTGTTGCACAAGTTACTCCCTTACTGGCTGTAATACAAAGTCAACAAGGTATTGATCAATTTAAAATAATTATGGATTCATCCAATAATTCTGCAGAAGATATAGAGGCAAATCGACTTAATGGTAGGATAATTTTAGTACCAACACGAGCTGTTGAATTTATTGCAATTGACTTTATTATAACAAATGCAGGTGTAAGTTTTGAATAAGGTATATTTACAAATAAGTTTAAAAGATGGAGTTAATAAATGCCAGAATTAACATTTAAAAGCGCAGGTGTAAGCACCAGGGAAATAGACCTTTCTGGACCGACTATACAAGGACCTCAGGGTGTCCCAGCTTGCGTGATAGGTACATCACTTCAAGGTCCCGCATTTGTCCCTATAACTGTAGCAACTTTTTCAGAATATGAAAAAATATTTGGAGCAACTGATGGTAAAAAATTTGGACCGCTAGCTGTTAATGAGTGGTTAAAAAATGCGCGCTCATGTACATACATTCGTGTTATGGGTGCAGGTAATTGTCAACGACGTAATACTACAACTGGTAAAGTAACAAATGGAGGATTTGTTGTAGGAAATCAAATCATTCAAGAAAATGGAAATTTTGGAGCAAATACTTATGCCAACGAAACAGTAGCTGCATCAATAAAGGGTAGAACATACTTTTTAGGATGTTTGATGTCTGAGTCAAATGGTAGTACTATTTTTAGCTCAGCAGGAATTCAAACAAGCCCGAGTGCTTCAGTTATTTTACGTGGTGTGTTAATGGCACCTTCGGGTGTAGTTTTATCTTTATCAGGTAATAGCACTGCTTTGGGTAATATACCAAACAAAACGCAGACAGCAGTTTCTGCCAATACTGTGGTGATTGGAAGAACAGGAGCTATGACAGGATCGTTAACTTTAGCGAATCAACAATTTGTTATGCTGCTTAACGGCTTTAATAGAAAGAATGGCACGCCCAATATACTGACCGCTTCTTTTGATATGACTTCACCTTCTTATTTTGCAAAAGTTTTCAATAGAGAACCGTTAAAAATTGAGGAAAAAGGTCATCTCCTTTACACACACTATGACATTTACCCTACATACGCTGATGTTACAGGCTCAGATATGTTACGGAGCGGATTTTCTTCTACGGGTATTAGTGATGACTCAATTGAAGATATTGCTTTTTTAGTTACTTCTTCGTTAGGAAGGTCGCCTGCAGATAGTGCTAGCCCAAACATCCCTAATTATGAAAATTTTGAAGATCGATTTAGGTATGCATCAACGCCCTATGTTATATCACAAAACTTTGGAGGCTCAGGTCACAATTTATTTAAAATAGTTTACTTGTCACCGGGTGTAGAGGGGAACACTAAAATAAAAATCTCTATAGAGAATTTGAAAAAGTCTACATCTACGGCTTATTTATACGGATCTTTTGATTTGATTATTCGTGATTTTTATGACACTGACCAGGACAAAGTTATTCTAGAATCTTTTAGAGGGCTTAGTCTAGACCCAGATTCTGATAGATTTGCCCCACGAGTAATTGGTGATCAAAATATATATTTTGCATTTGACAATGCTGTTAGTGCACAAAAAATATTAGTTACAGGTGATTATCCGGTAAGGTCTAATTACATACGTCTTGAACAGTCCAGTAAGCTGTCATCAGATCAAGTCCCTGCTGAGGCATTACCAGTAGGCTATCGCGGGCCATCTCACTTAGTAACATCTGGAAGCCTCTTGGCAACAGAAGCTGACACAAATTATATTTTAGAACCTTTACAACAAATGGTTGAGCCACCCATTCCTTATCGTGAAACAGTCGCACTAGGTACGGGTATAAGAAAAAGAGATGATTCACGCTTATACTGGGGGTCTCAATTTACACGAAAAACTTCTTTAACTGAACCTAATAAAGCTGGGTTATTTGAAGAAAGTTTCGAGTCTTACGTAAAATACTTTCCACGATTCAATCTCGATAGAACAAAAATGTCGGTGGGTGACAATGTCGGAGCAGCTGATGTTGCAGGGTCTATTTTAGATAGTGATAGATTTGACAATAACATCTTTTCATTAGAAAGAATTCAAGTGAGAACAGGAAGTACTTCTGACGGTGGCTATGCAGACACAGAGTATTGGATGAGCGCTTCATACGTCCGCGACGGTGTAATTGCTGCTAGTCCTGCTAATAAAACACGGGCTTGGCAAGTCTCTGACTTAGAAAGAGTAGGAAATAGAACTTATTCTAAATTTACTTTCTTCTTGCAAGGTGGCTTTGATGGAAGCAACGTCTTTAATAAAGATCAACAAGGCTTAACAAATACTTCAGCAAAACGGGAAATGGATTTTTCATCGGATCAAGGGGGAACATCAGGACCGACAGTTGCTGCTTATAGAAAAGCTGTGGATATAATGGAATCGAAAGCTGATGTTGATGTTCAATTATTAGCTATTCCAGGAATGAGACACAGTTCTATTACTGACTTTGCTATCACTGCTGTTGAAAATCGATTTGATGCAATGTACATTATGGATGTTGAAGAACGTGATCAGTTTAATACAGTTATCACGGGATCAGGTCAAAGGCCCAATGTGTTGTATACCGTCAACGCTTTTAAAGGGCGTGCTTTAGATTCATCATTTGCAGCAGCATACTTTCCTGATATGATTGTGGTTGACCCTACAACTCAAGGAAATGTTCAAGTTCCGCCGTCAGTTCCTGTATTAGGTGCTTTTGGATTGAATGATCAAATAGGACATCCGTGGTTTGCTCCTGCAGGATTTTCTCGAGGTGCATTGGATTCTGTAGAGCTAGCTGCTGTTCGTTTAAACAGAACCAACCTAGATGATCTCTACGAGGCTGATATTAACCCCTTGACAGCATTCCCAGGAACAGGTGTTGTTGTATGGGGACAAAAAACATTACTAGCTAAACCTTCTGCTTTAGATCGTGTTAATGTTAGAAGGCTATTGATCAATGTTAGGCGTCAAGTAAGAAATGTTGCAAATTCACTTCTTTTTGAACCTAATCGTGAGGAAACATTAGAAAAGTTTACAGCCCTAGTCAATCCTATTCTACAAAGAATACAGGAACAAAGCGGGGTAGACAGATATAAAGTGATAATTGATACCACAACAACCACACAAGCAGATGTGGAAAACAATACGATTAGAGGAAAAATCTTCCTGCAACCAACTCGTACTGCAGAATTTATAGCATTAGACTTTGTTGTTACCAATGCAGGTGCAAATATTTAAGTTTAGATAAAAATAAATTAAAGAGATACTTATTAAGTAATAAAACATTTTAGGAGAGTAACATGGCAGAAACACTATCAGTAACTGATATGCTTCCGAACAAATTCGAACCCAAAAGGCAGTATAGATGGATTATGGCCATCGAGGGAATTGATGCCTTCTTAGTAAAAGATACAAAACGACCGACATTTACATTAGCTAGCCAAAAGATTGACTTTATAAAT